TACCCTTGTTGACGCCATGAAAGCATCCATTTCGGGAATTTTCTGCTGTTCGGCAAACGCACGGGTAATGTTGGCAATGGACGCCGCTTCGTTGGTTTCGTCAATGTCCATGGGGTCAACAAGGGTATCCCATTCCCTGTCCATTTGCAGTTCAACGGCTTGCCATTGGTTGTCCCAATTGCGGCTAAACTGTCCGTCAATGCTGTTACGGTTTACCGCACGAGCGCCGCCGACAGTAATGGTAGGAATATACATCGTTTTACCCATGCCGGGCTTGTACCGGGTAGAGTTTTCAGACGCCCAAATAGCGCCGAAATAAGACAGGTAGGGGTAAGCTTGAGCAAGCAGTTTGCTATATTCGCTTGCATAGTTCACATTAGGCATTTTTTCACGTTCCTTTCTTTACTTTTTTGCTGTGGGAAGTCCCCACGCTTTCGCCATTGCCGCAACCGCCCCTTCGTCGCCTTTCGGCATTGTGCCGGAAGTGCTTGCACCGAATTGCGGCTGTTTCGGTGTCGGGGTTTCTGCCGGGTTAAACCATTCTTCAAAATCGGTTTTCATTCCGGCAAGCTGTTCCGAAATGGGTTTCGCACCTTCCGCCCGGTCAATGCGGTCGTAAACCGTATCAAAAAACTTCGGTTTAACGTCCTTGAAATCGTCGGAACGGCGGGCGGTTTCACGTACTTTGTAATTTTCAAAGTCGCTTTCAAGCGCCTTGTATTCTTCCGATTCCTTAATGTTGGGTTTCTGTTGTGTCTTTTCCCATTCCGCTTTAGCGGCTTCAATTGCGGCGTTTTGCGCCGTTTCTGCCGCCTTTCGGGTTACAAAACCATCATCAACGGCACGCCCATAAAGCGAAAAGATTTCGTCTGTCCGCTGTTCCGGCGTAAGTTCTGAATTGTTAATGATTTTCGTAATCTCCGACCGTGTAAAGATTCCTGCCACGTTTCCCCCTTTTTAACGGGCTTTAGAGGTCGCCCGATTGCGTATTTTTACGCCCCGCCGGGCGAAATTTGTATGAAAAAACCGCCATGCGGCGGCATTTCATCAATGGCAATCCCGGAACGTGTCGAACGTTCGTTTCCCGGGTCAAAGCCGGGCGTAATAACCGTTATACGACGGGACTATAAAACCGACGCTTTCACGGCGTCGGTTGTTCGATCATTCTTCCTGAGTTTCCTGCGGGTGTATGTACACGGCGGGACGTTCAATCTTGTTGCCCCGGCAGGAAGATTAACAGACAATGCGATAGCTTGCGGATTGAAAGCAGTACACACACCATTCAGCGTTATTGAGCCATCGCCATTGTTTGTGTAGGTGATACCGCCACTCGATTTTGACGGAAAACCGCTTACATCAATCAGATTTTCTTCTGAATGATTTACCTTCAACCCGTTCCATGCCACAATTGGACGGATATTCTCCGGTGAGGGATCGCCTGTACCTTCCTGTTGCGGGGTGAAGGGGATTAACAGGCTTTTCAGCGGCTTGCTAACGTCCGTAATGAACGTCAAAGGGTTTCCGCTTGCCGTTTCTTCAACCGTCTTTCCGCCCGCCGCTTTCGCCATGCCGCCCAACCACAAAAGGCGTTGCAATGGCGTGCGGTCTTTGAAATCTTGCGTCACGCTTCAACGCCCCCAAATTCAGGTTGTGCCACCCATTCGCCGGAAGTCGCATTGTAGGCGTATATGGTTTTGGTATCGACTTCGTGGAAAAACGACCCGGTTGCAATGTTTTTTGTGGGCTTGACTTCGGTTGACAGCCCGGACAGTTCAACATAATTCAGATTGTCGGAAATTATGCGGGTAACAAGAATCGTCATTTATTTGCACTTCCTTTCCGGGGCTTGCGTCCCGTTTTATGCCCGTTTTCCGGCGTTTCTGCGTTGGTTTCAGCAACAACCGGGCTATCATTCGCCGGAGCGTCCGCAACGGGTTTTTCGGCGCTTTTTTGCTCGACTATGCGCCGTTTCGCAACAAGGTAATCAATCGGCAGTTTTTCGCCGCACTCCATGCAGAAGATTTCACAGTTTACGGATTTGATTTTTTCGTGTTTGCAACTCATGTTTCAACGTCCTTTCTTTGCATTAAAAAACCGCCTTTCGGCGGTCAAATACGATCTTTGAAAAAGTCTGCCCAATATGGGTTTTCTTTATCAAATATGTCTTTTTGTTCCGTGGTCAGTTTGTACGGGTAGTCTTCAAACAGGTTAAACACGGTTTCACGGTCAAAGGAAAACAGCCAAACGCCCTTATCTTCGGGGTTGTCATACCACCAAATAGCGTCCGTTTCGTTTTCTTTATACCAGTGATTACCGTTCACCACCACCAACCCCTTTTATTTGTTGATCTGTTGCCGTGTTTATAAACTGCAACATTTCTTCAAAGTACTTATTGCCTTTAACAGATTCAACGTCGAACATTGCTTCGGACGTTTCGTATTTCATGCCGTAAGTTGAGTGCGACCTTTGACAACCAAACCGCCGCCTTAATTCGCTATCGTTCAACTCATACCATTTGTTTTCCCGGAAACCGGATTGCATTTCAAGATATTCAAATCCTGTTTCCGTCTTTCGCACAATTGCGGCGTGCTTTCCGGCGGTAAAATAATATTCTTTGCCTTGACTCATTGCGTCCATTAGTTCATGGGCGTTATGGAAGTCGTTGCCGCCTTTTACTATTTTACCGTCAATCCCGTCAAAGTCTAATATTGCCTTGATGTTATTGAACTGTGAAAAACTTCTTTGGGACATGCCGCCCCGGAAGTCTGTAACATCAAGCCCGTTTTTATTGCCGCAATAGGCAAGGGCGACGGAAGAACATGATCCCTTTGTTTTGTCTGCCCCGGCAAGTTTTGAAATAATTTCCGCTTCTGTCGGTTGCACCGCATATGTTTGCACGGGGTTTTTGGCAATCCCGGTCTTTTCAAGCCGTTCCAATAGCGGCTGTCTTGATTGTGCCGCATTTGCCGCCGTTGTGGTCGCTTGCGGGGCGACATTTTGCGGCGTGACCGCCGGAGCGACAGGCGCAACCGGGGCAACGGGCGCAACCGGGGCGGGCGGTTTCGGCGTAATCGGTTCATTCGGGGTCATTTGGCCTAAACCGTTGTTGCGCCCCGCCATCCTTGAAATATTCGTTAATAGCGTTTTGCTGTTCATGTTCAAACGCCTTGACGTCATACTTCTTTTTGTCTGGAAACTCCCGCTTTGTATAAACGGCTTCCCTGTCCCTGTGTCTTGCCCGCCCGGTCTGTTCGCAAAAATCGTCAATTTCCTGTGACGTCTGCCGGGTCTTATTCTTTAATGCGGTAAGTTCTTCCGGGCTTGCTCCCTGTTCCCGTGCCATGAGGTAATCACGCTTTTCTTCCCGCAATTTTCTTTCAAGACGCCTTTGTTCCTGTGATTCTTTGTACGTCTTTTCGTTTTCTTCCGGGCTTTGCGGTTTACCGTCTGCGATTGATACGCCCGGAATAAACGGCGTTGGGTAATGCTTGCAGTTGATCCCAAACAACCCGGCGGGTTGACCGTATGTCGTGTCACTTTGGGCGTAAACATGAACGGTATTCCCGTCAAGATCTGCAACGTCACGGGAAACGTTAAGGGACGAAATTACTTTGTTTTGCCAATCATAACAGCCCGGTCGTGCGCCATTGTGATAGCTTACCAAATAAAGATCGTTCCCGAAATCTTGATTTTGTTCCCATACCGCCGCACGCCCGACGTTAAAGGTTGTTGTGCGAACGTCCATAGCGACGTAAGCTTCAGCGCTCCATTGCCGCCCGGCGTGATCTATGAAACCCGTTATGCCACGGTTTTTTAACCTGTCTGTTGCGTGCCGCAAAGCGGTATTCCATGACGATATACCCGTCACGACTTCCCCGGCGGCGACGTCAACGGCTTCATATGTCGCCGCTATGCGATCCGATAACGCTATGTCGTTAATAACGTCGCTTATAGTCTGTTGGTATGCGCTTTTCGTGCTTTCCAACATGACCGTATTAACAAGATTCAAACGGTCGGCGCTTTGCTCATAGAACAGCTTGAAAGCCCGCATTTTATTCGGTGCGACAATCGGCACACCTTGCGGGGCTAAAATCCCCGCTTTTACGCCCTTTAACAGTTCGGGTTGGGATTTGCTCACTGAGTCGATTATAGCTTGTTCTAACGTGCTTTTTAGGGATTCGTCTGCCCCTTCAAGACCGTTTCTGATAATCCGTATTGTGTCCCGGTTGACCTTCCCCATTTGGGCGAGCATGGACGCTTGATACTCAAACGCCGTCCGGGGGAGTTTGTCGCCCGGCTTGTAGTATTTGAAATACCGGGAAAGGTTTATCAAGATTTGGTCGGTGATTGCGCCGTACACTTCCGCCATTTCCCACGAAAGGGAATCAAGAAAGGTCGGATTCATTCGCTATCACTCCGCTGTGTGGAAAATATCAAGGGCGTTGACGCTTGCCGGGGATTCCTGCCGGATTTGGGCAAGTTCCTTTTCGGCGTCTTCCGTGGTCATGCCGATTCCGTATTTGGGGTCTGTCAAGAACGTTTTCTTTGACAGCACACCCGCACCAACCAGCATCACGCCTTCGTTTATGTTCGTCTGCCTGTCCTGTGTAACGCCATCGTCAAAGGTTATGTTTATGTCATAACCGCCGGAAGCAAGGGAAGCGACGTTTTCAACCTTATACAGAATCGCAACGTCAATAATGTTCCGTACAAGGTGTTCAATCGCCGGGCGCAACTGATTCTGTATCGTTTTGATGGTCTTATATGTTTTACTGTTCTCGCTTACAACTTCCGTTGCGGTTTTAAGCCCGGTATGTTGATCGAACGTGAACGTCCCGGCGCTGAAACCGACTTGCATACACAGGATAGACAAAAATGCGTTGATTGCGCTTACGTGTTCTTCAACCCTTAACGTCACGCTATTATCCGTGATTTTAAGGTCGTTCGGCGTGTCGCTTGAAAGGGCTTCGTATGTTTCGTCGTTGGCGTCGAAATAACGCAATGTTTCCCCGGTTTCCGGATTAACCACTACACGAACAGCCGACGCCGGGACGATTATGCGCTTTTTACCAAGCCGAAACTCCCGGACAAATGAATCGTAACAAATATCAAGGGCGTGAAGTGTTTCAAGGGCGTTTCCGTACATGGACATACCCAACGGCGAATTATCGTCAAGGTTATTGGCTATCGGTGTACGCCAATACGTGAAAAGCGATTCGCCAACAGGAACGACCGTTTCCGGCTCAAGTTCGGGGTAAATCTCATTCAGCGGATACCGAACGCCTAATATATCTTGACTTTCGGCGTTGACTTCGCCCTTTGTGATTTCCGACCTATACAGTTCATTGGTAATAACGTATGTTTGACCGTTCCACCTATGCCATTCAAGCCGGGTATAATACCAACCGTCCTTTGCGATCCGGGAAATGAATACCCCTTCCTTTACTTTGGCGTTGTCCCACGCAAGCGGGACAAATTGATCCGCCATTGCGTAACCGATCATCAGTTTTGCGGCGTCGATTTGGTTTCCGTCCATATCACGCCGGATTTCTGCCCACGTTTTCAGCGCCCCGCCGCCTAACGCAAGCCCTTCTTCTATGTGTTCCTGCATTTTCTGATGAAATGCGTTTTCCTTTAACACACGTTGAACGACAGCATTTAGCGGGTCTTCCGTTTCTGTGTCCGTTTTTCGGTTTCGCATGGAAACGTTAATTGAACATTCTTCCCCCCATACCAAACCCGCCATTTCGGAACAAACGGCTTTCCCCATGTTCATACGGTAAAGTTCCCGTCTGTTTTTTGGGTCCTTAATGGTAGGGGCGGGGATAATGTGCCACGGTTTATAAAGCCCCTTCCAAATCCACTTCCAAACAAAAATCCCGTAAAAATAGAATTGCTGAAAAGACGGTATGCCTTTAATGTCGAAAACCGTCTTATACTCTTTTGCGATCCCGACATTAGCCGCTGTTTTCTGCATACGGTTTTTCCACCTTCTTTTTAATTCCTCTATCCATTTCATTTCATGCCCCATCCTTCAATTAAAACGGGTATTGATCGTTCAAACGCATATTCCAAAGCGTCAAGGTTGTCTATATTCGTCGTGCCATCGTCAAGGCGAACGTCTTCAGTCAATTGCTTTGCGTCCCAAATAGCCGTTTTAAGGGCGTCTATCGTGTTTACGGCGCTTTCGTGAATAAGAAACCTATTAGCGCCCATGAGGATGCACAACGCCCTTATTCGGTCGTTTATGGGCTTTTTAAGCGCATTGCCGATATTGACGGGCAATCTGTTCATTGCCGCCGCTGTTCGCAATGAGTTAATCAACGTTTGTTCGGCGCTATCACACCAAACGTCCGTAACCAACCAACGCATTTGACAACGCCGGACGAAATCGACGAAATCATTTGACAGCCGTGTTGCATCCAAAGCCCGCTTTTCCCGGAAATCGTCAAGAACAACAATCCTGTTGCAGGAGAAACCCAAACAACAGAAAGCGTGCGCCGATGTGCCGCCGCCAAAGTCAACCCCGATAACGGCATGATTGATTTGCGGATAGCCGTGTATAATGTAATCGTCCGGGCGGTCTGCAAAGCGTTGATAAATTAACCCTTCCGCAACCGCCCTTTCGCCTAATATGTCCCGGCGATACCAAACGGTATTGGGGTCGTATCGGCTTTCGATTTCTGCAAGGCGTTCCGGCGTAACGGTTGCGTTGTCGTGGATTGTGAAATGTTCGTATTGATACCCGCCCGCAATCCCGTCTTTCCGGTATTTGTCAATATAGTCTTCGTAGATTGCCGCCTTTGGGTTTGACGGGTTCAAGTCCCACAATGTAAGCGGTCTTTGTGCGGCGACTTGCCGACCAAATGCGACCTTGATAAATGATATACGGCTGTCGGAACTGTCGTAATGTTCGTTTATTTCCGTCGCTATCCACAGACCGTATGAGTTACCCAAAATGCGCTTGTAACTGTCTGCTTTTGCGCCGCCTACAAAGATAACAACCTTTTCCCCTGTTTGGGTTTGGATGAATAGCGCTTCGTTGTCCTTAAACTTTCCCCAACGGCAACGTCCCCGGAAAAGGTTTTCAAGACCAAAGCCATTGCAAACGCCTATGTTAAGTTTGGCGTTGCCGATTGTTGACCCGGACGCCAAATGGAATTTATCCGGCGTCTGTTCAAGGTACGCCGCCGCTATAATGCAATGATCTATGGTTTTACCAGATCTGATAGCACCTTCCGCAACACACATTCGGTTGTTAAGTGCCGATTTGATATATCGTTTATGTTTCCCGGAGAAAGCCCCCCACGGAATAGTTTGGCTTTTACTCATCTTTCAACAACTCCGCAAGCGGCGCAAGGTCTTCAACGTCTGCACCTTGTCCGGGTTTGTCAACCTTGTCGGATAGTCTTTCATAAACCGCCGCAAGGTCTTTAATCTTATATTTGAGGATTGCCGCCTTTTTGCCTTTTGTCGTCTTTTTGACCGTGCTATACTCCGTTGCGTCTGTGTCGTAGGCATCAATCATCATCTCAACTTTTGCAAGTATCTTTGACTTGATCCTTTCAAGCACAACGGCATTGTCCGCAACTGTTTCGGCGGTTTTCTGCTCTGTCCTTTCTAACGCTTTGATTTCAGCGGCTTTGCGTTTCTCTGTCCAACCTTCTTTGGCGGCGACGTTCATAATATGCCCCGCCGAAACGTCGTATTTTTCGGCAAGCTTACGCATTGAAATGCCGCCCGCTATGTACTCCGCTTTTATCTTTCGCCAATTCACCCCGGTTTCATTGGTTTTATTCACCCCTGTTAACGGAAACCATTTCGGTTTACGATTGTGTTATACTCCGCAATAATTCCCCGTGACCCCCTCGCACGTTTCATTCAAGAAATAGGGAATTGACCCCGCCGGGTGAAGGAGAAGCACCCGACGCCCCGCTTTATTTCGTCCCCGTAATGAAGAATCGCAAAGAATAAACAGGGACATACAAAAAGACGGGCTGTCCACATTACCCGCCTTTATGCCGAATGAATAATCCCGGCGGCAACTCGCACGCCGCCGGGACGAAATGAGGAACAACCGCTATGGCAAAGCCCCACTATGGCGCTATCATAATATCACATATAAAAGTGCAATGGGGCGCAATGTTTAATCGGTCTTATTTCCAAAATTTGCGCCGCCGTATGGCGGGTCAACTATTGCAAGGTCGAAAAAGTTATCCGGGAAATCTTTCATTCCGTCCACGCAATCAGCGTTATACAAATTGGGCTTTTCGTACATATTTCACCCCGTCACATACTTTCGTCAAGGAATTTCCAAATAATAACCGTGACGCATATTATCATTACCGCAAGAACAAAAGCTTTAGCCCATGTCATGTTATCTTTCCCCCTTTCGGAATAAACGTCGTACACCAACCTGCCGGGACTACCAACCGTAAAAACCCGCCGGGGGCGGGGAAGTCAATAACAGCTTCCCCGTTCCCGATTTCAATTAAAACGCCCGTTTTGATCCGTCCCCATATTTGGACGTTTACATACTGCCCGACTTTTAACATTCGCAAAGTTCCGACCCGTCGTAAAAGTACCAATCCCCCGTGACCCATATTGACGGGTCTGCCTTTCCGTCGTCCATCAGACGAATACGAGTGCCCATGATAGATATATACCCGGCGTTGGGGTTGCTGTTCATGTTCGGCGGGAGCGCATATTTATGCGTGTACTTTTTGAGCGCTTCCCATGCCGCATTGTTGACAACAACACAATCCGGGGCGTCTGTTTTCTCAACCATGTAAGTATCAATCGCTTCCGCAACCATTTCGTTGATTAACTTCGGCTTTCCTTCCGGCGTGTATTCGTCGAGCATATGCGAAAGGCTGTCAAGCATGGTTGCGTTGTTATACATTTGGTTTATATCTTTAAAATAATTAAGAATTTCTTCCTTCGTCAAGTCTATTTCCCCCATTCAAGCAATGTTCCGCAACGCCCGCAACACGTTTTGTTGCCGTAATCGTTCACGGTTTCGCCGCATTTCGGGCAGTTCGCATACTTCCGTTGGCTTGCCCCTGACACGTTCACACGTTCGCCCCGCTTTACGAAAAGACGAAAGTTATTTTTTCACACAGGGCAACGGTCAAACACAACTTTTTCAACCTTATTTGGGTCAAGCACAAAGCTTGACGCCTTTCTCTGTAATTCAGCCAACTTGATAACCAAGTCGCCGTTTTTGCTTTTTTCTTTCGCAACCTGTTCGGCAAGTTTGCTGTTTTCTTCTAAAAGATTTTTGAAATCTGTTTTAATGTTTATGTTCGCTTTTAATTCGCTTAATGCGTCTGCCGTTGCTTTGTCTAACGCTTCTTCTAATTTTTTGTTTTCGACGGTCAACTTTACCTTTTCGCAAAACACCCCGGCGGCTTTCTGCTGTTCTTCTTCAAACGCCGCTTTCATGGCTTCCATTTCACTGTTTAAGCGGTCAATTTCGCTTTCCTGTTCGGTAATAACGGTTAAAGCGTCTACCGCCGTTTTATGAAGATCAGCGCAAACAAACCAATTTTCCCGGTATTCACCAAGCTTTTTCTTTACTTCTTGTATTTTGTTCATTCTTCATTAACCCCCTTTTTAATCATTTTTGCAATGATTGCAAACGACTCTGAAATAATTTCGGCGTGCCGGGCATCCCGCAATTTAAGACCAAACACAGGAATTTCTTTCCCGGTTGAAACGGGGTCTGATCCCTGTTCGGCATAATCTTCCGTTGTGTACCATACGGCAAATAATTCACCGTCTTGTTGTTCAAGACCAAGGCGGCAATGCCCTTCAGCAATGTCGTAAATGGTAGCACCCAACCCGCACGCACCCGCACGTTTCAAATAGTCCTGTATTCCGTCGGCAAGTTCCTTTTCTTCCTTTTCCCGGTCTTCACTCCCGCAAAATTCGCTTATAAGTTTTTCTTCACTGTTTGCCCACTTTTCAAGCACTTCAAGGAACAGCCCGCCCAAACTGTCGGATTCCTGCATAATAGCAATCCGTTCTTCTTGTTCTTCAATGGTCGTTTGGGCGTTGCGGATTTCGTCAATCATCCGGGCGGCTTTGTTCCCGTTGGGGATTTTTGCCGTTTGGATAAACTCAACGACTTTATCAAGCCCGTTAACCGCTTTGCTTGCGTTCATTTCAATCGCTCCCCCTTACTTGTAAGACCCCGCCGCCCTGTGGCAATGGTCGTAAACAAACGACCACACAACCCACGGGCAAAGGTTGGCAAAATAAAGTTTTTTGAAAATGCGGTAAATAACTTTCTTCATTCTGAAATCCCCTTTCGTTTCATAAATTGCCACACTTCCCAAAGCGCCCGACCATGCAGGATAACCATGTTGCGCTTTTCGTAATGCACATCGTTTTGAATATCCTGCAAAGATCTTCCGTTGATATATTTCTCAATCAAAATAACCCGTTGCACATCGTCCGGCACGCTTTTGATTGCGTCCATGATTTCGGACATTACCCGCAAGGCTTCCTTCCGGCGGTCTTCTAACACTTTCGTTGCGTCTATGACATTGACAACGGCGTTTGCCATTAAATCCCCGCCGCCGGACGTCTGCACGCAAATTTCTTTCAGCGCAACTGTTGTATTGGTCGCCGTTTCCATTGCCCGCCGTATCGCACGTTCGATAGCGTCTGATTCAAGGTCCAAGTGCCTATACCGCATTAGCCACGGTTTCGCCGGGTTCTTTGACGTCGGTATCATTTACGCTTCCCCCTTTGTGCCTTTTGCAATCGGACAGCCCTTTCTATCGTTGTCCGTTGCGCTTCTATCTGCAAATTGCGGCGGGTTGCGGCGAGTTGCCGCAAGTTTTGCCACTTTTTATAATTCGGGCAAAGGTCGTGATAAATCCCGCAACCCTTTTTTCCGCAATCAATACAAGGACATTTCATTAAAACGGCAACTCGTCCGTGTCTACCTGTTCAAACCCGCTTTCCGTGTCTACTCTCTCCGGGGCGGGGGCTTGCTCCGGGTCGCTTGCACGGGGCGAAAGAAACTCAATTGTGTCCGCTGTTACTTCAAGACTTGCGCCGTGCCGCCCGTCCTTTTCCCATGTGCGAACGGATACCTCACCGACAACGCAAACCTTTTTGCCTTTTTGCAGGAATTTAGCGCACATTTCCCCACGTTCCCGCCATGCGGTTACGTTAAAGAAATCCGCTTCCGGCTGTCCTTCCTGCTGTCTGCGGCGGTTAACGGCAATGGTAAAAGCGCAAACGCTAATCCCGCTTGACGTTGTTCTTAACTCCGGGTCTTTCGTAAGGTTTCCAATGATTGTAAGTTTGTTCATTTATTTACCCCTTCCTTTCAAGTGTCCTTTAATGGGTTTCCAGTTCTCCGTCTGCACAGTACCAATCTCTGTCAGGATTTTTGCAATGATCTATTCTGCATTCGCTCACAGTTTCGTTAGACAAACCATAAAATCTGTAATGCTTACAACCGTGATTGTATGATGCTCAACGATTTCCAGAATGTAGTAAGTTTCGCCCTCTTTAGCACCCCATTCCGGTTTCCCTTCTCCAAAGTCGAGAATGACGGTAACAATAAGTGTAGGATCATTTCTGGAATATCCGTTTCTCAATCCGATAATCGCATGATGACCTGATGCGAAACCATCAGCGTCAAGCAGGTTTATGTTCTGAAATCGTGTCCGGTAATATGGTTTGATTTCCCTGTATTCTTCCGCTTTCTCGCCCTTTACGATCATGTCAAACCACTGTTGAGTTCGGCGCATTTCTCTGCGGTTTCGTCAATCGCAATCAACGTGTCCGCTTCGTCGTTCTTCCACACGGAATAAAGTTTTCGCAACTGTTTGGCACTCACGTTTTGCCAACTCTTTTCAAGACCCGCCTGGCAAGCTGTTTTGTACGCTTGTCGTGTTCAATCTTCCGGCGTCCGACGTTCGCTTGATACCGTTCGGAATCCCGACCTGTTGCCCCGGTCAATGCGGCAACCCACACTTTCCGACCGTCCTTGCCGATCATGGAAAACTTTTTATTGACGTTCCACATGCCCATACAAGACAGGCGACCTTTGGCAATGCTTCTTTTGATTGTGCGAATATTCATTCTTACATTTCCCCTTTCAATCTTATTTTTTCCACGGCGGGACGGGTACGACGTTCACGGGCTTTTCTTTGCGGCAAATTGCCTTTAGAATTAAATCGACTTCCCACCACGCAAGACAAATTGTTTCGCCGTTCTGTGTCTTTTTCAGCCGTTCCAAAACGGTATCAAGACGGGCTTGATCTATCTTTGACAAATTCCCCAATTTTTCACCCCCGCACTTATTTAATTTAATCAGTTCGCTACATACCATTATAGCTAATAGACTACACAAGTCAACAAAAAATTTGTCAATCGGCTTCAACTTCCCGGTCAGAGGTTCAAACATCTTTACAACCCCACCGACCTTGCCCGCTATCCTGTCCGCCGTTTTGTGATCCTCTATCCGGGCGGCGTCAAATTTGCTTTGCGACCACCGCAAGACCTTATTTTCTGTGTACGAGACAGCGACCAAGTAAGCGCCGCCCCGTTCCACAATAAACACTATTTTCTGATTCAACATTTCGCCCCTTTCTCTATTTCGTCCATAAATGCCCCTATTTTGCGTTTTAGCATCATAATGGGTATTTATTAAGCCAACACGCTACAAGTGGGTAAATGACCCCTTTTTGTGCGAAATACGACTATTTACGCAATCCCGCTTTCACTTGCCATGAAATCACGCATTTCGTTATTGAGGTCTTGCAGTATTTCCCCATTAACCCCGGAATAGTCCCGCTGTTCAAAGTCTGCCGCCGGAAGCGGTTTCCGTTTCGCCGCTGTCAATTCGTCTTCCCAACGGTTGTTGTTTAACCATGTCGCCGGGTAGGGAATAAACTGCCCGTTGTCCTTTGTCCATTGTTCCGATCCTTTTTGCCGTTCAATGGCTGTCAACATAGTCTGCAACAATTCGTCGGTTGGTTTCAGCTTGTCAAAGGCTTTTTTTGCTCCCGGCTTTGATACTTTTTTCGGGTATGCTTTCCAAAATCTTTCAAACCGTCCTTCGTGCGCTTTGCGCTTTTCGGTTTCGGATTCGGATTCGGATTCGGATTCGGATTCGGATTCTTTATGCGTGCGTGCGTAAGGCGGCAAGTTGCGGCAAGTTGCGGCGAGTTGCGGCGAGTTGTCGCATATTTCGTCCGCTTCGTCCGGCGTCGGGAATTTATGCCGGGAAACCCGCAAACGCTGATGTTCAGCCCATTTGTTGATGATTAAATACGGTTTGCCTTTGACCGTATAAAGGTTAATCAAACCGACTTCCGCAAGGCGTTCGACCGCCCGTTTGACTTCTGCCGTTTTGATTTCCCGCAAGGGAAACAGCCGACTTTTAACGACCATTTCCCTTGCGTCAAAACATCCGTAATCGTCTGCATTAACCAACAGGCGGTAAAACGTGATTTCCTCAAACGGGGTTAATCTGTTTATCCGTTCTGAATCGCATATAGACTCTTTAATAACCCTGTTCGGCATTTTCTCACTCCCCCGTTAAGTCAACTGTTGGACAATGTACGCAAGTTTGTCGGAAATAAATTTCAACAGGTCATTTGTCTGTTTCTGCTGTTCAAAAATCCTGTTGATTTGATAATTGCCGGAAAGCGTCCCGACTTTTTGTTTGAGGTCTTCGACGGGTTTTTCCGTTTCAGCTTCTTTCGTTTCAGCTTCTTTCAGTTGTTTCTTTACGTCTGCCCGATACCGTGCCGACACGCCCAACCGGGTATTTTCAACGTATTCGTCAAACGTTTCGGAATTGCGGATACGGTTAACGCTGTTTGTGGAAATCCCAAGGCTTGCGGCGGTTTCGCTTGTGCTTGCGTTGCCCTTAAGCATGAATTTAACGGCGGTATAGATTTCTTTCGTGATCTTCTTACGGGTAATCATAGATTCCGGCTTCCGTTCCGCTTCACGCCGAATTGCCATATTTTCACTCCATACTTTCCAACTCGGCGTCCTGCTAATGTTTGCCGCCGTGTTCCTTGAAATGCCGCAAATTGTTGCGACTTCAAGAAGGGTTTTCCCCGCCATTATGTGACCTTTGATTGCATTAAATTCCGTTTCTGTGATCCTGTTGTAAGTTGCCATTGCTCTTTACTTCCTTTCTTCATAAACGATTTTTGCCAAAGTATTTCATAAATTCTTCGTGGGTATGCCGTGCTTCAAAAGCGATTTGTGCAAGGCGTTTCAAGTGTTCGGCGGTTTCCCGGCATTTGTGGGCGCTTTTCTTTCCTTCCCTGTGGCACGAAATACCGCAAAGGTAAACGGTCAACCCGAATTTTTCCGACCACTTGCGGCACGCCCCGCCGAATACGTGATGTTCTTCAAGTCCCCGCATACCGCCGCACAAAAGGCACCTTGTAGCGTCTTTCTGAATGATTGATTTAGCCATGTGCAAGCCCTTTCGGGAAAACACCCGCCGGGAAGGAATAACGGGCGACTCTGCACGGCAAGCCGTTTCGATTTGTAACCGTTATCATTTCCCGGTTAACCTCGATTCCTGCTTTCTTCAATTCGTGGATACGGGACGCAAGGCGGCAACATCCCAATGCGTTAACCGCTTGCAATGTTGTTATCGACCCGTATTCGTTTATGAAATCAATAATCTGCATGATTTGTGACATTACTTTCCCCACCTTTCCATGAGTCGCTGTTCTTCCTTTTGGCTTAACGGGATCGTTAAACCCATTTGTTCACATTGATCCTTTAGCCAATCAATCAATTTTTGCATTGCTTCGACCGTATAGGTTGAACTGCCGAAATACAACGCACAAAGTTTTTTACCGGGGGAATCGTCGTCAAGGATTTCAAAAAGCCAACCTTCCCCCCGTGATTCCCAACAATGCCGCACTTCCTCAAGCTTGAACAGGTTGACAGGGGTTAACCAATGGGCGCCCGCCGCCTTGATTGCCATTTTGTAAACGTCCTTGTCCGAAAGCGGCGGGGTCATTGATTGACCGATCATTGCACACAGCGCCCAACAAAAGCTATTGGCGTTTAATGACCGTTTCTTTGACGCTTTCTTGATTTCAACGGATACGGGGAAGTCCTTCAAGGCGTCAAAGTCTTTTGAGAAGTCCGCCACGACCGTGACGGTTATATTTTGCGTTCCGTCACGGTTAAGGCTAAACCCCGTAAGTTTCCCGGTCATTTTTTCAGTTCAAACCCGTGCGGGTCGAAATTGCTATACATGGCGGCAATCATGTTTTCCGCTTCTGCCTGTGTAAACTCGGAAAGTTTTTTGTTGGGGATGATCCCGGCTTTGGTAAGCGCTTCAATCTGCTTTTTCCAAATCACGATATTTTCTGCCGCTGAAATTTCACGGACAACCCGCAACGCTTCACGCTCTTTAGCGAGGTATTCAAGCACGGGGGAAGTGTTCGGCAGTTTGTCCGTCTTTTCGACCTGTCCCGGATTTGTTTTTTGCCGTTCCTGTGGTTTGGTCGGGGCGGTCGGCGTTTTCGCTCCCGGTTCTACTTCGTGGCTTTCGGAATCGGGGTCAATAAATTCTTCCGTCGGAATCATAAACATTTGGAAACAAGCGTATTTCAGACCGACCGCAAGCGCTTTGTTGCTTGCCTTGTCGCCGCTGTCCATTCCTTCACCGATAACCACGCAGGAAACGTTGCTTCCGTCCGGGGCATACATCGTATATTTGATCTTGAGGATCGAATAAAGAAGCGTCGTTTTCTTTTCGTTGTACTTCTTTTCGTTGATGTCCCAATATGATTTTGTGCTGACCCGTTCTTCCCGTGTCTGTTCAAGCACTTCGGGGACGATGAAAAGCCCAAGTTCCGACATTACCGGGTAAAGGGCGTTCATTACGGCGTCAATGCCCCGATACTTAAAGCCCTGTGTTTGATTAACGCTGTCTTTGCCGATTGCGCTAATCTTCCGCATTGCTTGCCCCATAAGGTTGTAAATATCTGCCATGTTTTCACATCCTTTCAAACTTCAACACAGAAAACGGGGTCTTTGTTAATGACTTCGATTCCGGGAATTTCCTCGCCGTTTTCGTCGAACATCTTCCCGCCAACAACCGCCCCGGCTTTCTTGAGGTCGCCCCATTTAAGGGATTCTTCAACTTCGATAAACTGATTGCCGCCGTTTTTCTTCAGCCAATCAATCACGGTTTTATCGTCGTGTTTATATTCCTGGTTCTGATTCTTGACGAAAGGTTTGCCGGACGGAAGGTCGTAAATACTTTGCGTTTTCGTTTCCCTATGCGGGACGGAATCAAAGTATTCCTTGAGCATCCTTTCAAGGTTCATTGTGTTAAAATCGCACTGTTCCTTGATTTCCTTGATCTTGTCCGTGTACCATTTAACAAACCTGTCACGGTCTGCACGGGCTTCACGGATTTTTTGCAAAGCCCATTCCGCTTTGGCGTCCGTGTCAATCACGAACGAATCATTTTCGATAAATTCAGACATTTATTGATTTCTCCCTTCGTTTTTGTTAAAATGCAATAGGTAAGTGCTGTTGCCCTTGCACTACTGCCTTTCACCGTCCGGCCAAGCCGGGCGGCTTTTTATGTTTTCCAAGTCGTAAGACTTCCGGCGGCGTTTCCACAACCGAAACTTTGCGGCTAACGTTTGCCGCCGCCCTTTGATAATGTGTGCGCCCGGCACGTAATACGTTTTCATGCTTGACCACCCATGCGCCTAACCTGTTTACGAATTTCGCACTCAAGGTCTTCAAGCCCATACCGCAAAGATTCAATGCGGTCATATTCCGGCGTGTTATCAACCTTGTTGGCGGCTTCGTTCAAATACCTTTCGGCGTTTTCGATTTCAGAAATTGCGTTCCGAATAAGGTCAAGCGCTTCTTTTGTTGCCGGGTCTTCTTTGTTGAGTTCGTGCCATGCGGACGTATCAATTGCGTCTTTCACGGCGTCCAACTGTGCGTTTGTCAATGCTGTCGCCCCTTTCGTAAAATTGCCCTTGTTGCGCTTTCCGGCGGTAAAGTGTTCTTGCGCTCCCATTCAGCAACCGACCTTTCGGAAACCATAAGCGGACGTTGTAAGTGATTCATTTCCCGCATTAACTTTCTTGCGGTCGGCGGTTTGACTTGATACCGGGCGCAAATGTCCTTTACCGAATAGAGTTTGTCCATGTTCACCCCGCTTTTACAATGTCTTCGATTTTGACTTCAAGCGCCGCCGCAAGACGCCCGGCGGTTTCGATTGTCGGTACGCTTTTCCCGGTTTCGTACTTTGCAATACAAACCCGGTTGACTTTCGACCGTTCGGACAATTGCGCTTGAGTCATGCCCTTTGCTTTGCGGATTTCCCGCAGTTTGCAAACCATTCAAAGCCCCCTTTCGTTATTTGATTTCGTTCGTTGTTGGCAAATGCCTACAAGCACATTATACACAAATGTAATTAAAAAGCAACACATTTTTGTTGTTAAATAATTATTGCGTTTTTGTTGCTATGTAATCATCCGTCCCGGCGTTGCAACGGATCGCCGCCGCATTGGGAACAACCCCGGCGGCGTTGGCGGGAAGCGCCGACGATGAAACCCGGCAACCGATAACGGAAGAAGCGCAAATCATAAGCGGCGGCGTAGACCAATTAACAAAGGCGCAACGGCAACAGGCGCTAAATGTTATTCGGGCAATGTTCCCGGAAAAATTCTCATGAAACAGAAGTTGAAAAAAAGAAAAATCAGTTTCCAAACGTCCATTTTCATTCCCCCACTAAAGAAGAAAGATTCCGCCGGGCAGTTTGAGAGTAAAAGAAAAGCCCGCCCGCTTCAAGCGGGGGCGGGCACATGTTTAGATATTTAATATCTAATATTTGCGGAAAATTGACAGCCCGCAAGCCCTTATTTTTCAATGGTTCCAGCGATACCCCCTAAACCGTGTCCCACATAAACCTAAACCGTGTCCCACATAAACCTAAACCGTGTCCCACATAAACCGCCGCAGCTGCCGGGCAGGTTTTTCCCTTTATTGGTTAGTCCTTATAATCCGGGTTTTTGCCCCTGTGTGTTACGGTCAGCTTGTCTTTTAGTGTGCTGTTTGTCGGTGCCTTGAACCGGGGCAGATTGCATGAAACAGAAGTTGAAAAAAAGAAAAGACGGGCGTTATGCCTGTCGGTACCATAATCAATGGTTTTATAGTTACGATCCCGACGATTGTTTGAAACAACGGGAAGATTTCAAGCAAAAAGAACGGGAAGGGCTAATCATGGCGTATTTCGTGCAGGAATACGCCTTAAATTGGCTTGACAGGTCAATGATTTTATCCGTGTATGATTCCGTGACCGACGAACGGGACGAAACAGAAGCGAAACGGTTAAAAGAAAGTTTGACTACCGAATTGACTACCGACCCATAGCGCAAAACGCACAAAAAGCCCCTTTTTTGACGTTTTGATGCAGGATGATAAAACCCCCGTGCTTTATATTACACGGGGGTTTAAGGGCTGTTTATGTTCGATTAACGATAGATACGGGGAATAGGCTACCAATGGACGGATAACGATTGATATAAAAAGACCGGGGCGGTTGCCCGTCCCGGTTGACTACCGTTTTGACTTCAATTCACTTGATGTGACGTTTGATATAGTCCCGGACAAATCCGGGGGAAACAAGTTCCGAACCGCAGATAATACCCTTGTAAGAAAGTTCATACTTGCAATCACCGTCGTACACTTCCGGGTCGTGTACCCTGTGTGTGACTTTCATTCCGGGGAACTCACACAGCAACTCAACCATTTCTTCATAATCCATAATCAGCGCCCCCTTTTCAATAAAGCCAATATGCGGCATCTTTCAACCAAGGCGCTTCCTGCCGCCGGATCGTTTCAATCTTTCTGTCAATGCGTTTCCGGGTCTTTTCGTCCTCTGCCCGGTTGCGCTTGTTCCACAGGTTGTTAATCCTGTTGCAAGCGATTTGCCGCCGTTCAAGTTCGGCGGGATCGCAATTCATTGCCGCCCATGTCATGCCCGCCGCCCCCTTTTCCATTCGTTCAGCTTGCGAGTGTTTTCCCGCACAATTTCAAGATGTTTTTTAAGTGTAATCATTGCCCTTGCTTCCTTTCTCCCGTTTGGCACGGGCTACAAGCGGCGAACGTGCGCCGCCTGTCTGTCCGGGTCAAACTTCTGTAACCTCACTCCCGCACACATCATATTCAACAACATACGCTTTTGAAGACCAATACTCGTTGTTATCCGGCATTTACATTGTAACTGTATAGCTACACAATGTCAATAGGAAAGTTGCGAATTAAATACATTTATTTCGTCAAAAATGGCAAAATAAAAAAGCCGCCGGAAAACCCGGCGGCGTGCGCTTACTTTTTCATATATTATTCATCCTTCCAAGGTCCTACATAGGTCTTTGCCCTGTTGCTGTCGCCAATCCCGGCGGTTGTCGGGTCGTTGACAATTCCGAGGATCACAAGCACGACAAACACGGCGTCAACAACGGCGCAAAGCTTGCCCGAAAGGGTTGACAGGTCAAGGGTATAACCGAATAACGCCGCAACCGCTTGAATAACAAGCGCAATTGCGGGAATAATCGCCATCCAAAAGGCTTTGTTTGCGATACGAACACGCCAATTTATCATTATAGAATCATCCTTTCATAAGATCATCAAGACGCTTGTGCGCCGACTTTGCCGACGCTTCGATTTCTACGACCTTTTTTTGCAGGTCGGTAACGTCCGCACGGATTCCCCGGTTTTCAAGTTTGATTTCGTCAATGCTCGATCTGATATACCGAATATCTGCGGTCATGGTAGCCCGTTCCGTTGCGCTTGCGGTTGTGTCCTGTGTAGCATTGCGCCGGAATGATAGCCACGTAAACACAAGCGCAATAGCTGAAATCGCCAACGGCGCAATTGCTTCAACGCCCATACTGTCAACCCCCTTCCCTTGTTTTTGTCGCTTGTGGGTATTGCTTGATTAACGCATCCGCTTGCGACCCGGTAACACGGGGGACTGTGACAGTATAATATATAACGGGTTGCGCCCCGTTAAGCGCTGTTTGTGTTTTTGCTCCGGCGATCCCGTCAACGGTTAAGTTGTGGTCTTTCTGAAAAGCTTTAACGGCGGCGGCGGTCTTGTCGCCGTACTTCCCGTCAACCTTCCCGCAATCATAACCCAATTCGTTAAGCCGGGTTTGTAAGGTCTTTACATCAGCGCCGGACGATCCTTTTTTCAATGTCTTCACTTTCGGCGTTTCCTTTACTTCTTCTTTGACCGGGGGCGTGTACGATTCATCACAACAGACAGGCAACGCCCAATGTGTCCACTTGCTGTTTAGTTTCGTGAAATGTTGCACGCCGTTTTGACATTCAACGGTTTCGTTGTTGTAGGCAAATCCTACATGAATCATTTTACCGCCCTTATATTGGAAAACACATACAAGCGTGTCTTTGGGCATTGTGGAAATTTTGCCTTTGGCTTTCCAATTCTTTTCCGTGTTCCATTGCGAATTTGACCCAACCCCGGCAAGCTTAAACCCGAACACTTGAAGTAAGACCCAATACACAAAGCCCCGGCAATCAAAAAAACGTGTCCGGCACTCTATCGGATACCACTTGCAACCCGTGCAAGATTTGCCCGATTGCAAGTATTGGCATTTGGTTTTTATGGTTGGATGGTCTGCCCCCTTGCTATTGTAGTACGCCTTTCGATTTGCCGGAGTACACAATTCGCCCATTGCCCCGAATACATACGCCCAACCAACGCATAGCATTGCAACAAGGAAAGCCGCATACGGAAGCGGGAAATTCTTTTTATATTCCTCTATTTGTAGCTTGACATAATCTGCCGAATACATCGAAAAAGCCCCCTATTTTGCGTTATCCACAGGTTTATGCACACCAAAACAAAAAAGTTATTAACAATGTATGTAATGGTATGATTACATAACCATATATGAAATGTAGCCAATTAAATACGGCGAATATGTGTAATATGGTAAGTTTTTATACCAAGGTTTTCCACAGAAACCGCCTGTCGTTTGCCAAACGTGTATTTATTCGGCTACACTATTAACCGGGCTAAAATCGCCTAAAAATGCCATTAAAATTGATTGTCAAGTTTATTTGACAAACGGGTAAACCTATGAAAATGGGGTTGCGGCAAGTTATCCACAACCCCCGGTTATCACTTACCCGTGCGGAAAATATGCTTGTTAATCTCCCGCCGCCGGGCTTTTTCGATTGCTGAAATCTGCCGTTTATTCGTTTCGTTCTTCCCGGTTGTCGTGATCCTGTCCCGTGCGATTTTCAGATTATCAACGTTCACGCAATCACCCCATTATTGATTTTTTGCATAGAGGACATATACATACATTGCGATTTTTGCCGCAGTTGAGTTGCTATTCCTCATTTGAACATATGCCGTAG